AAGTGTTAACTATTCCACAAGTTGTCTCACGTGTACAGGCGTTGCGTTACCGCAATACCTCCCGTGACATGCGTAACGGTGACGTCCAAATGGTACGTCAGGGTAAGATCTCACAGGTCTACCCTAACTTCTTCCCAGATGGTATTGACCAGAACGTAGTCGCCAACTTCATTGACGTTGTCGCACGTGACCTTGCGGAAATGATTGCACCACTGCCAGCTATCAACTGCTCGGCTGTTAACCAAACCTCAGACCGTGCCCGTACGTTTGCAGACAAGCGTACACGCATAGCGTCTAACTACTTCCGTCATTCAGAGATGGAAGTCAACATGTTCAATGGTGCTGACATGTTCGTTACATATGGATTCCTCCCCTTCATTATTGAATTGGACGAGGAAGCAAAGCTGCCACGCATACGCCTAGAAAATCCTGTCGGAGCTTATCCGGAATTTGATCGCTACGGACGTTGCATAGCCTTTGTCAAGCGTTACTCAATGACGCTAGGAGAACTGGTCGCACAGTTCCCCGATTTTGAACGCCAGATCCTTGGACCTGAGGGGTACAAGCAAGACCTTAATGGCATGATCGAAATGATCCGCTATTACGATAAAGATCAAAGCGTTCTTTACTTACCATCTCGTACGAACTTTGTACTCAGCCAAGCACCTAACCCACTGGGTAAGATGATGGTTGTTATTGCAAAGCGTCCAAGCCCTGATGGTGAGCTACGTGGGCAGTTTGATGATGTGCTAGGCATTCAGTTGCTACGCAACCGATTTGCTCTGATGGCTATGGAAGCCGCAGAGAAGTCCGTTCAAGCACCAATCGTTCTACCTAACGATGTACAAGAATTGCAGCTTGGTGGAGATGCGGTTATCCGCACAGCCAATCCAGCCGGTGTACGCCGTGTTGCTTTGGAAATCCCACAAGGTGCATTCAATGAACAACAAATCCTTAATGATGAATTACGTGTAGGTGCTCGTTACCCTGAATCACGTACAGGAAACATGAAGGCTTCTATTGTCACTGGTGCCGGAGTCGAAGCCCTAATGGGCGCCTTCGATAGCCAGATTAAATCTGCACAAGCGATCTTTACAACAGCGTTACGGGACGTCATTTCGCTTTGCTTCGAAGTAGATGAGAAGATATTCAATGTCGAGAAAACTGTTCGTGGTACCGATGCAGGTTCTCCTTATGCCATCACCTATACTCCATCGAAGGATATTAAGGGCGATTACTCAGCGGACGTGCGGTACGGCATGCTGGCTGGTCTCAACCCGGCGCAGGGATTAATCTTCATGCTTCAAGCCCTTGGCGGCAAACTAATCTCCAAGGACATGGCAATGAGAGAAATGCCTTTCAATGTCAACGTTACATTAGAACAAGAAAAGATTGAAACCGAAGACCTACGCTCATCATTGATGGGTGCTCTTCAAGCTTACACACAAGCCATTCCACAGATGGCAGCACAGGGACAAGATCCATCAGAGATTATTCAAAGAATCGCTCAAGTTATTAAAGAGCGCCAACGTGGAAAAGTACTCGAAGATATTATCGAGGAAGTTTTCACACCTAAGAATCCTCCTGCTGGGGCTCAACAATCGGTTGAGCAACCCGTCCCCTCTGCTCCCGGAGCTCCAGTAGGAGGCGCTCCTTCAGGTTCACCTATGGGTGAAGTAGGAAGTGGTAACCCAGAAGGTCCTCCATTTCGTGGACCGGGTGTAGAAACACAACGACCAGAGTTACAAAGTATTTTAGCAAGTCTTAATGCGTCAGGAAAAGCAAACGGTAGTGTGAGAACCATTTCACGTCGAACAGTCGGATAGGAGTAATCATGGCAGCCCCAAGAAAAAGAACAACAAAGCCAAGAACGGTTGCCGATGAATCCTATAGCCCGCTAGAGATGTACTGTATTTGGTTGCATGAATACAAAAAAGCTTTACGCAAAGCAGGCTTTACTAATGACGATGCACTGTGGCTTGTGGCTACAAAAGAATCTTTCCCTGATTGGGTGAGCTACAAAGCTCCCACTGAAAAAGACATTCAGAATTTATTAGATGAGGACGAAGACTAATGGCAGGACAACAAGGCGGATACCGTCAGCCAGCTAATCCAGCTCCTGTATCAGGACCCGGACCTCTTTCAGAACGTACAGATGGCGCAGCTATCGACGGTATGCAACCAGCACAAACTCAAGCACCTAAGTACATGCCCGGATTAGGGTACGGAAAAGGCGGAGAAAACATGGCTAATCAACAAGCCGCTCCTTTAGCTGGTTCACCTACTCCACAACAAGCCGTTCCTGCGATACCTCTTAACGCCCCTACGATGCGCCCTGAAGAGCCTGTCACTGCTGGTGCAGACTTTGGTCCCGGACCCGGGCGTGAGTCCGTTCAGCTGCCTAACATGGCTGTTTCACCATCACACACTATTCGCACCCTTGCTCAAAATGACCCAACAGGAGATGCAGAACTACTATACAAAGCGCTATTAGCTAGAGGTTTGTAATGGATTTAACTCCTCCAACTACTCCATTAGGTTTGGCTACTTCACGTCCTACAAAGTTGAACCCAGACATGGCTACAACCATGCCATCTTTATATGCTGCTGCATCAATGTCTGGTCTTAATGATCAACAGCAGATTATGATGAATCAAATTCATGGTACCGCTCAAACTTATAAAGCTCTTAGCGCTTTGCCTTTACAAGAAGCAAAAGATAGTTATAAAAAACTAGGTTCTGCAGCGCAATCAATGATTAAAGACATGTATGGCAAAGTTCCTTTTACTAACACAGACAACATGTTTACTCAAGTAGTTAAGACTGCAGCCAGTGCTGCACTTGGAACTGTTAAAACTCCTATTGTTGCTTTGTTTCGTACAGCTGGTCTTGAAGGTCAGCTTATCAATGCTCCTTACCAATTTGCTCGCGAGCTAACACAAGGCGAAAGCGCTTGGAACCTTAACACATATAGAAAAGCTTGGACAGGTAAAGGTATTTATGACGAAGGTACTCTTAAAAACCTTAAAGCAACATATGGAAATGCTGCTGCTTTTGTAGCACAAGGTATCCTTGAGGGCAAGAAGCCCGGTGAAATTCTTGATGACTATGGCAAGGTAGATGGAGACATCTATAAAGCACTTGCTGATATGTATAGTAATTCCAAAGAATTCAACAACATGATGGATGAGTTTGCTGGATCTCAAGTATCTCTTGGTCGTGATGCTGGACGTGTACTTATGCATGTTCCTCCAACCGACACACACTTTTATACAACCAATAAATGGAAAGTATCTACAGGCGCTATTGACGCTTTTTATGAGATTGCCCATGATCCACTAACCTATGTTGGTGGTATAGGTCTAGGTATACGTGGTCTTAAACTTGCAGAACGTGGAGCAGAAGCTGCTACCCGTGCTGCACATTTATCTGAATCTTTACTTACTAATCCAATTATTCGTTCACAGAACGCTGATGAGATATTCAAGCCGGGAACACAAATTTATGATTCTTGGGAAAATAATTTTGGTCCGCTAGTTAAGCGATATGGCGAAGCTTCTAGAAATAGAAACTCGGATGCTGCTGCATCTGTTATGCAAGATATTCGTCTTAATGCACCAGAAATTAACAACCGTGGTTTCCTTAAGTTATTAGACGAAGCTAAAGTGTACGATGCTGAAGGTGCTAAGAAATTTGCTAAGACTATGCGAGGTGCTCAAGAACTTCACATGGGTGAAGTAGATGGACCTACTGGAGTACGTATGGGCATCCCTGTTGCTCGCCGTGAACGCCACATGATTTCTGGATTTAACAGAGTTATTGGTGATTACTTTAATGGCGGAGTTACTGATGCAGAAATTGACGCCCTTGGAGGCGGAACTAAAGTCTTTGACTCTTTTGCTAACATAGGTCGCGCACTAGATCCAGTAACGGGTAAGCCATCATACGTTAATGATCCATTGTTGGATAACTTAACAGGGCAAATGAACATGCGTCGTCGTATTGCACGGCTTGCGCAAACACATCCGGGTTTTAATGACCTTGGAGTAACAGATGAAACAGCAGAAAAGTCAGTAGAAACAGTAAAACAATACCTACGCTTGTCTGGAATGCCGCGTTATGCAGCTAACAAGACTGCTGAAGCATATAGATTTGCAAATCCAGTAGACAGAACTACCTTTATACGTGGTTTATATGCACGAATAATGAATCAAATGGGTGTTCCTGAGGATATTCGCAACGCAGTTCTTGAACGCAAGTTTGCTGACAGCACCACCTTTGCTAATGCAAAGGATTTACGTATTGCTCCACAACATGTAGATGCTTGGATTCAAACTTCACCACTAGAACATGCTCCTGTTGAAGGGGTTGACTCACTTTACAAGGTTTCAACCAATGGACCACTGCATGCTTTCCAAGGAAAGCCAACAATCGGTGGTCTTGATTTTACTGGAGAAGAATTAGCACCATATGGATTTAACTTTTCTAAAAATTCAGTTTCTTGGATTGCAAATAATCTTATTGGAGGAGCTGCTCGTTGGAGCGCCGTCCGTAAAGTAACAAATGCTTGGGCTACTGGAGCCATTGCTCCACGTATGGGTGTTCGCGGTACTATTGAGCAGAACATTATGCATGCTCTTACCATGCCTGCAGCAAATATTTTAGGTTATTTTAAAGGACGTGCTCTTAACAAAGCAGCTATTGGCTATACAGGTAGAACTGAAGCAATTCCTTTTATGTCTCGTGTTGGTCGTCAAGCACTTGGCAAGCTTCCGGGTATTCAAAAGAAGTTTGGTATAGACTTAGGTAACTGGGTTCCTGAAAAAAGCATTTATCAACAAATAAACGGCAAAGAAATGAAGATTCTTCAAGGTCGTATGGACAAAGGTCTTGTTAATGGACAAGAAGTTTGGACTGCAGCACAAAATGATGACATCATTCATTCTATTGCAGCAAGAATTGACAAGCTAGCAGGGCATGATCCAGAGACTGCAGCTATATTTGAAAAGTTTTTAACGCACCCAACAGCATCTGCTGCTGCTGCTACCAACTCAGTCATGGCTCGTAGTGTTATACACATGGGTATGAAGGGTGGGGAGTTAGACCAGCCTATTCTTAGCGAAGAAGGTGTTGCTCGCCTACTTAAAGAGATGGACTATGTAGCTACAGGTGAGTGGAAGTTTGTTAATCCTAAAGAATTAGCAGGAGCCATTAACAATGTTGGCTTATCTCACGCTCATTACCGTGCGTGGGCACCTATGTTTCAACGCTTTAACCAATTAGATGGCTTTCACTTTGGTGAAAACTTTATCCGTCACAATGCTCTACGTACAACACAAGATTTTGCCAATGCTAGAGGCGCTATCCTTGCCAAGTTTGGCGTAGATCCTAAGACTCTTAAGGTTTTAGATCAAGAAAAGCTAGATAAGTACCTTAACTTCTCTATGCAGGTAGCCCGTGATGAATCTGAAAAAGGTTTAAGTAAAGTACAAAGTGCTATTGATCGTATTCAAATAGGTTTGGCTGACATGTACAGCATGTTCCACGGTGCTTCATGGAAGTTTAATGATGAGCTATTTAATGCAATTAAAAAGACGGCTAGTGACCTTCAAGGCAAGCCAGTTGAAAGTTTAGTTGCTAAAGGCAAGACTGGTGCTACCTATGGTACTGGTGGTTCTATCCGTAAAGCTTTAGATATGATTCAATATGATAACTTTACTGATTTGACACGCCACTTTCCACCAATGGAAGAGTTTAAGTCTGATCTAGTTAAAGCTGAAGCAGGGTTTTGGGACAAAACTCCTCAAGATAAAGCTGCTGCATTAGTGCAGATTATGAAGAACTGGGGTCAAGGTAGTCTTCAAAATAAGACCCTTCACTACATGGATACCCAGATTAACTGGCTATCTAACCAACCTATCTTTGATATTGCTAAAGTTAACCTTTATAAAAAGTATCAACCTTTAGAGAAAGAACTCTATCAGACTTACATCAAAGCTGGTTGGAGTAAAGATACTGCAGTACACGCAGCAGAAGTTCACTTTATTAACCTTGCAGAAAAGAATGCTTCTTTGCAAGTTATTAAGATGATGGACAATGCTGCTAAGCAGTCTGTATTATCTTATACAATGCGTACAGCAGGTAGATTCTACCGTGCACAAGAGCAGTTCCAACGTCGTATTTATCGATTGAAAGACTACCTTCCACGTGCGTTGTTTCGTATGCGCTTGCTACACCTTGGTGTAGACAACTTAGGGTTCTTGCATAAGAATGATAAGGGCGAACCTATCTTTACAATGCCCGGAGATAACATTTTGTTCCATGCTCTTAATGGACCATTAAATTTTATTATGGGACGTGATGCCAACGTAGTAACTACCCCTATGTTTGCTGACTTTAACATGAACTTGTTGCAGTCAAGCCCATCCCTTGGACCAGATGCTGGTGCCCCAGCTTTCTCTGGACCTTTTATGTCTGTTCCTATTGTTCTTCTTAAAGGATTGTTTGGTTTAGGACCATGGGGTTGGAGCCAAGAAGCTTCTAGTAAGATAGATAAATATCTGCTAGGCAGGGCTAACCAAACCCCTAGCAAGCTATTACCTGTGTCTTTACAGCGCATGCTTGATTTCTTACCAAAGGATGAACAAGATCAACAGACGGCTTCTGCTATGGCTATGTCTATTCTTTACAATGCTGCCAATGGTTATGGCAACATAACTCCAGAAAAAATTAAAGGCATGACATATGATAAGTATGTTACTGCTTCAAGAGAATACCTTAATAACGTACAGGTTACCGCTAATAATGTACTTGCGTT